TTGTTAAAACCTGGTTGAAATCCTATTTTCTGCAACATAAAATAATCCGTTTTTGATGTTATAGCACACTTTTATTTATATCAACAGATTAAAAGTACGGGGATGTGGTGTGGTGGAATCCCCGTACAAGTCTATATAATAGACTATTTTTTAGGATTAGTCAACTTAGCACCTTTAAACCAAGCCGGTAGACCAATTAAAGGTCTCTTATCTAATTCATTTTCTTTAGCAGTTTTAGATCCTGTTTTATTATAATGTAAGAATACTTGACCACAATTTTTACCTTTAAATTCTTCTCTCCAATGTTCTAATTCACAACCAGAATAAATTAACATATCTCCAGGTTCTAAATCTACTTTAATACCTGCTTGACCTGTTTTACCTGTTGGATCTAAATAGATTGGCCATTCATCTCCACCTAAATTTAATGTTGTTGAAATTTCACAAGAGTATCTATCTTTGTGACGAGCTAGTACATCTCCTTCTTTATAAATTCTTGCATAAGAATATGTTTCAGATAATTTTAAACCTGTATGTTTTTCCATAACTGGTTTTACTTCTTGTAATAATGTTTCCATTGCAATATCAGAATAATGAGAATACGTATTTGGAACTTGTTCATCATTCCATACACCATAATATTCTGTAAATGGTGAAATGTATTTGTTATCAAATAAAAATCTTGCAACTTGTCTTTTGTTTAAAAAATATTTGTATACAAATTCTGCAAGTTCTGGTGAGATAGCTCCTTTTAATACTGTGTATTTATTTTTTTTGAACGACATTTAATACTCCTTTAAATTATTTGTTTACTGTTGTTAAAAAATTGATTTAATGACAAGTCAAAAGCAATTGTAATTCTTTCACCCTTATCTTTAAATTTACTGGTATAATGAGGAATATAACTTTGAAACAAAGTAAATTTACCTTCTTTATTTTTACTTTCATAAGTATCTGGATAATTAATTTGATTTATAGGGTTTATATAAAAAGTAGATGTGTTTTGTGTTGATACACATATGTGTCCACTTAAATAAGAATTATTTGATATGTTATGTATATGTGGTTTTATTTGTTCATTTTTTCTTAAAACATTAGCCCAACATTGAATATATAATTTTTCAGGGATTTTTAAATTTAGTTTATTTAAAAAGTTTTTATATTCCTTTAAAATATTTTTTTCTAATTTTATTATTTCTTTATTTTTCCATTTTAAAACATTAAAACTTTCATACCTTGAAGTTAAACTATTTTTACCTAATTTGGTAAAACCATCAACTGATTTTTTATTAGAAGGTTTTGTTTTTTTTAAAATATCTTTTTCTTTTTTTAAAATTAAATTTTTTAATAATTTAAAATTTAAATCTTTTATATTGCTTTCATATATAAAATAATTCCATTCAGGAGCAAATACATTTTGTTTTGGTTCGTTTTTAAATATTGTTAGCATTTAACACTCCTTTTGGTATTGCTTGGCAATTCCAATGTATAAATCTAAATGGCTCATAACCCATATCAACAATATATTGATGAGGCATATATGATGGAAAGAAAATCATTCTTCCAGGTTTTACCTTATAGTGTATTTGTGAGGTTGCATAAGTGATATTAGATTTATCTTTTTCTGGTAATAAGTTCATTACATTACCTGCACGTGGGTCTTCAAACATTGGCATAGATGTTTTCTCACTAGCTTTTAAAAAATAAAAACCAGACATATGTCCGTTCCAATGAGTATGTAAAGTATGATGACCTCCACCTTTTTTAGCAAACTCTTGTACCCACATTTCAGTTATAAATATTTGATAATTCGTTAAATCAAAACCCATTTCTAATAATAAATTATGAGATGTTGCTCCTATATAATTTTGTAATTCTAAAAAATTAGGATCACCAATTAATGATGTTGAATGAAATACGTGACCCATATCGCCTTTGTCACCAAATTCTTTATTTCTTTTATCAATATCTGATTTTAAATTTTTTCTAGATGCTTCTATATATGGATCAGATGCTTTATTTAAATCATCTACAAATTTTTCTTGATCTGCATACCATACAGGACAAGCAAAATATTGTTCCCTTGATAATTGTTTTGGATAACCATCTGCACTACCACAAGAAATTTTATCAAGTTTGTTTTTTATTTTTTGTTGTTTAGCTTTTGCTTTTTTCTTTTTCATATTTCTCCTATCTAAATGGATATCCTAAATTCCAAATCACCAAACTATTTCGTTCACCACTTTTCACTGGACATACTCTATGCCATACAAATGAAGGAAATACAACTAAAGATCCTTTAGGTAATATCTCTTTACATTTAACAATATTAGCTTTTTTATCAGGATCTAAATTTCTAAAATCAAATTCTAATTCACCACCTTTGTAGTCTTTTGGATCAGATAAAGTAACGGTCACTGATAATTTTCTAATTTTTCCATTAGTTGGATCTTGTGGATTTTGTGTTTGATAAGGTTTATCCCAACTATCACAATGCCAATCATAATATTGTCCTTTTTTATATTTTGTAAATTGACAAGACTCTGACCAATCCCAATTAAAATTCCAACCTGCACTTTGATTTGCTTGATGAACATACGGTTGTATTTCTTTATACACCCATCTATCATTCATCCAAACAATATCTGAATTTCTTTTCTTTTTTAAATCGGTAACTTCTTTTGAATTTAATTTCTTTTTACCAAAACCACCAGTCACTGCCATTTGATCTTGCATTTGATGACCATACTTTACAATGTCATCACAAATTCTTTCAGGAATAGCTGATTGAAAATACCAATAATAGTTTGTTAAATTCATAATCCTTTATGAACAAACTTGTAACATTTTTTAAGAAACAGTCAAGGTTCCAGAAACTGTGAATGTTGCAACTTTACATCCACCTGGTGTAGTTGATGTAGTGTTTGTACAAGGACTTACAGCAAATGTTGCAGCACTAGGTGCTCTAACGACTACGATACCAGATCCTCCTGCGCCACCTGGTAATACAGCTGGAGATCCTCCGCAAATATAACGTCCACCACCTCCTCCACCACCTGTATTAGTTGTTCCACCTGTTCCTGGTACATTTGATGGTCCTGAAGAACCTGGTCCACCACCTCCAGCTCCACCTGATCCACCTGTTTGATTTCCAAAATTAGTTGTTCCTCCACCTCCACCACCTGCATAAGTAGTAGATGGCCCTAAAATATTATTAGGTGCTCCAGCACCTCCGTTTCCTGCTCCACTAGGAGTACCATTAGCACCTGCGGCTGTGGCTCCTCCACCACCTCCAGCTGTATATCCAGGGGCTCCAGTTCCAAGTCCTCCAGGTTGTCCTTGTGGTGGATTTACAGGAGGCGTGTTACCAGTACCTTGTACTCCTGGAAAATCTCTTCCACCTCCACCACCTGAACCTCCATTAATAGAACCTGAAATAGCTGGATTTCCTGCTCCTCCACCTGTTGCTGTAATACTTGAAAATATTGAATCACTTCCTTGAGTTGCATTACAAGTTCCTGTAGAACCCCCTGCTCCAACTGTAATTGAATAATCTCCTAAACCTAATTCTAATGCTGATCCTTGTAAAGGTGAAGGACCATAACCAGAAGCTCTATATCCACCTGCTCCACCACCACCAAATCCTGCACCAGCTCCACCACCTCCACCAGCAACAACTAAGTAATCTAAATTATAAAAAAAGTTAGGCCACGTTCCTTGTTGCTGCGCACTAAATTGAGATTTCATGCTCCACATACCTGAAGCTTTGTTTAATTCTTTTACAATGACGATACCTGAACCGCCATTTGCTCCACTTGTAGGACTTCCACCAGTTCCGCCACCTCCACCACCTCCAGTGTTTGCAGTTCCTGCCGTTGCTTTTGCTCCAGCCTCTCCACCTGAACCTGCTCCACCGCCACCTGTTCCTCCTGATCCTGCAGTTAAACTTCCTCCACCACCACCGCCAGCGTAAGTTATACCATCTGCAATTGAAGTTTTTCCTGCTCCACCGTTTCCACCATTATAACTACTAGGTGCGTCTGCACCTGCTGCACCTGCTCCACCACCACCGCCTGTACCAGTATTAGGTGCTCCATTACCACCAGGATTTCCAAATCCACCTGGTGCTAAACCTTTTGCTCTTGGTGATGTATTAGATCCACCACCACCAGAACCTCCATCATTTCCAGCTGTAATATCTGCAATTACACTAGCAGCTCCAGATCCACCACCTCCACCACCTGGTGCAGTGTAAGTTGTACACCCAACTACTAAACTTGAATCTGCTCCTTGATCACCTGTATCAACATTGTACTCACCATTAGCACCACCTGCTCCAATTGTAACTGCTCCTAAAGCAGTGTTCCCACAAACTGAAATTTCTGGTTGACATAACATACCTCCAGCTCCACCACCTCCCCCTCTATCAGATCCACCACCAGCTCCACCTCCTACAATAGTAGCCGCAATAAATCTTGTACCTGGTTGTGTTGTAACTGCACTAGGTGTGCTTGAAGTTTTAGTAGTAACGGTACACTTCCCGAAAGAAGTTTTATTTGTTTTACCGATTATACCACCGTTAGTTCTGGCCATTTAAGTCTCCTATGCGGACACCCAAGATGTGCCATTCCAATCATATATCGTTGGTGTTTCCGCTGTGTCGTCTGATTTAGTTGCTGTCCAACCTTTTGTATTGTCAGCATTATATTTATCTTCATCCCATCTGATAAAATATCTCCAAACTACTGGAGTAGCTCCATCGTCTGTTATAGTTGGGTATGTGATTGGTGCTTGCCAATCATCATTTGAATCTAATGACCAAGATGCAAAAGGTTGTGGTGATAAAAATTTATCTTTTGTTGAATCATATCTATGACCAATACCTGCATATTGTTTTCTGAAATTATTGTTGTAAGAAGTTTGTTTCCAACTTCCTCCTTTGAAAAAGTTAGAGCACCAAGTTTCTCCATCAACGTGCATATCGTTATCACCCAATGGTCCTGCTGCTGTTGCTATATCATTTCCTACTACAACAACTCTTTCTACAATTTGATGTGTATCAGTAGTAAAACCTGTAGGGTCTACTTTTGATTTTAGTTCTGCGAAATGTGCCATTTTTTTATCTCCTAAAGTTATAATTATAAATCATAAATTTTGTAATGTCTATATACTTTATGCATTTGTCCAGTTACCATCTTTAACATTTTCATAAACTTCATTTAAACTCCACACTCCAGGTGCTACTGCTGGGCTTCCTGGCTCGTGAATAATAACTGCTCCTGAAGCTCCATTACCACCTGCACCACCGCCACCACTTCCAGTATTTACTGCTCCTGCTGCTGCAGTATCAGTTCTTCCAAAAGAGGCTTTAACACACGGGCTGGTAGGTTGTATACTTGCTCCAGTTCCTCCACCTGCATAATAAACTAACGTAGAACCATCAGCTATATCATAGCCTGCTCCTGCTCCACCAATGCCATAAGTTCCTGGAGGAAAAGGAGAACCTGTAGGAGCTCCAGAATAACCTGCTTGAGATGCTCCACCACCTGAACCACACGGGCCACCTGGCTTATTACCACCTGCGAATCCTTGTCCAGAAGTTCCTGAACCACCTGTCGATGCTGCGCCTGAACCTCCGCCCCCACCACCTGAACCACCTGGCCCACCTGGAGTAGAAGTTCCTGCACCACCTCCACCATAACCACCACCTACTAAAGTGTATGGTGTTCCTTCAATTGTTAATGTTGTATTAGAACCACTTGAGCCACTACCAGGACTTGGCGCACCTGCTCCACCACCACCAATTGTAATTGGTATAGTTGAACCCCCTGTTACTGAAAGACTTGCGCCATTTGCAGTTTTACCTGTAGCTTCTGGTGCAGTGGCTGCATTTGAAACTGGTCCATAATATAAAAGTCCACCAGCTCCTGCTCCTGCTCCTGCATAAGTTCCACCTCCTCCACCACCAGCAATCATTACTACTTCTATTTCAGAAGTAGTAGGTTGTAATGTTACACAACCAGATGTTGTTTGAGTTGTTCTTACTGGACTTACTGCTGGTGTAATTGTATTGGGAGGTCCGATTATTCCGCCATTTGCCATAGCTGGTTACCTCCTATTGGTCGTCTAATTCTTCGTAAGAAATCGTGATAGTTAAATCGCCGTTAGCACTTGCTCCACCTTCGATGTTATCACCTTCTTCTAAATAGAAACCATTATTTTTATCTATCAAAGATAAAGATGCATCA